TCCTGGATTACACCCCGGCTCTGAACTCGAACCTGAACGTTGACGACACCGGCAACACCTTTGCTGGAACCATCAACGGTAAGTTCCGTGTTTACATTGACCCCTACGCCGCTAACCTGGCTGCTGGCAACACTGCTACCGCTTCCGGTAATCAGTATTACGTTGTCGGTTATAAGGGTACTTCCCCTTATGACGCTGGTCTGTTCTATTGTCCTTATGTTCCCCTCCAGATGGTTCGTGCCGTCGGAGAGAACTCCTTCCAGCCGAAGATCGGCTTCAAGACCCGTTATGGTCTGGTTGCTAACCCCTTCGCCGAAGGACTTACTCAAGGACTGGGTCGTCTCAGAATCAACTCCAACCGTTACTACAGACGTGTTGCTGTTAAGAACCTCATGTGATCATTGTTCACAGAGAACACAGGAGACCTTCGGGTCTCCTTTTTTTATGCTGAGTTATGTAAAACAATCCCAAAGAGAACATTAAACTTATAACTAATTCCAAGAAGACATATTATTGTGTCACCACATTTGGAGATTGCCCATGACTCTACCCAAAGACAAGAAGATTAACCATGAACACATTGAGTCGATGAAAATTGCTGTAGATGAATCGGATATTCGGTCAATCCACCCAGATAAAATGGAAGAATTTGCTGAGTACCTTGTCCAAAAGGCAAGGACAAACGAATGACACAGAGGGTCAGAAGACCCTCTTTTTTATGCTTTTTGATAAATAAGATCACATTATAACCTTACCATGGCAGCAACTCAGAAGACAGGGTGGGGAAAGAAAGTTTCAGTTGGACTATTTTTATTTGTTGGCTTTGCAAATGCAGGTGCTCTCATCGGACACACACTGAAAACACCTATTCAACCAGCACAAGTAAATTATCCACCTGTTGGTGAATATTCCTCATACACCGTCAGTGTAAATCCTGATGGAAGTTATACCATTGACTATAAGGGTCATGACCCCACAGTTCTTGATAATGAAACTTATGTTGATACATCAAATGGAATATTTGGTGTTGGTGGAAGAACTGTCACAACAAGAAACAATCAGTATGTCCCTGGATCATCTTTTGAAGAGGTAGATGAAGAGGGAAAGAACGGTGCGAGATCCGAAGAGTGTATCAAGGCGGAAGGTGGAGGAGAGTCAAACGGTGCTTTGGTGGGAGCTAGTGTCGCTTCGGGTTTCGCACCTATGGTTTCTGGTATTCCTTACGTCGGTTGGTTAGCATCTGGATGGTTGGTTATGTTTGGTTCCGACCTTGGATCAAGTGTTGGTGCAGAAGTTGCCACAACAATCAAAGGATGTTAGTCTAAATAAGACTAAAATTCATTATGGTTGATTTCCCACCTCCTGTTCCTGGTGTGATAACTCAGTATCCCAACCCTGGACATGATGCTTATGATTTTGCCTGTCTGGTTGGAACTCCAGTGATTGCCGTCCATGACGGAACAATTCATGAGTTTAGAGACGGACGACTCGGTATCCAGATTCGTTTGACTGGACCCGATGGCGTTCGTTCTCTTTATGCTCATTTGGACAGTGTCACAGCCTCAGGAGAGGTGAAGAAAGGAGATGTCATTGCTACTTGTGGTAACACAGGTGCCTGGAGCACCGGACCTCACCTTCACTTTGAGAGTACAGCAACTTACATGTTCTAACAATAAATAATTAAAAGAGTTCAGAGTGAACGATGGCTTCTCACATTGAAAAGGTGTCAGCCTATGATGGAAAGAGAATTTACTATCAAGGTAATCTAAAGTGGACAGAGAACTTCTCTGACAGAAAAGTCTTCAACACAAAAGCAGACGCTCAAGAGGAACAATATCAGTTTGCAGGGACTGTGGTAGAAGAATAAATAATGCTGCCTAACCAGCATACCATGGAAGAAAAGAAACCAACTGAAGAGAAGAAGAAAGGTCTTCTCGGAAAGATTAAAGACGCTACAGACGACAAAGAAGAACAACTTGCCATCTTGTCCACATTTGTGAGGTTGGGCATCCTGATTTGGTCAGGTGGTATCCTTACATTGGCATACGTTGAACTGCCTAAGGCATTACAAATCCCAGAACAAGACCTCGATCCCACGTTTATTGCCTCCGTCTTCACAGGCGTGCTCGCGACTTTTGGAGTTCAGACTGCTAAGAGTAAGAATGGTGGAAATGGTGGTAGTGCCCCTGCTGGCATCACCAAGGAACAGATGGAGGAAGTTCTTGCCAATGCCAATAAGAACTCACAGGTGATTCGTATCGAACATGCACCACTTGTAATTTCCACCATTGATCCTAAAGATGACGACACCACAGATAAAACCAATTCCGTCACTAAAGACACCAAGTAACGTTGTCCAAACACTCCCAGCACCTGTGGTGTCCGCGATTGACATCCCAGAACCTGTTGTAAGAGGTGCCAGACCTCCTGTAGTGTCTGGCATCAAACCTCCTGTGGTAAGGACTCCAGACATAGGAATTGATTATCCTACAATTGATGTCCCCACTGAACAAGAATTTCAGGGGGACATGGGACCTCAGCAACCAGAACCAACTTCCACACCAGACACGAGAGATTTACCACAAACTCCTGTAATCAATATTGGTGGGGTGGATGTGCCTCTCCCTGAACCTGGACCACTTGTTGCTGCGGGTTCATTGGCAGTGGTGACAACTGTTGTAACTCTTGGTGCCACGATTGGTGTGAACCAAGCAAAACAGGCATTGGAACCACTACTTAAGAAGTTACTTCAGCCAAAGAAGAAAAAGATTAAGATCAAACAAGTTAAACCTGTCTTACACTTTATTCCCAATGAGGATGGAACATCCGATGTCATTCAGTATTCTCAGAAGGGAATGAAGGTGTTAGAGGGTGGCATAGAAAAGTTAGAGCAGTATCTCAGAGATCAAGTCGAGATAGATGCTCTATGGGAGTATGATAATAAAATTATTATTGATGAGGAACTTGGTAAGCAACTGACCAAAGAAGGTCAGAAGAGGTTCAAAAAGTATTTTGCTGCCCCGAAGGTGATTGCAAAGAAACTTGGGTCAAAGTTTGCTTTCTGAATTTAGTCGATAAGAGTTCCATGTGCTCTTCGGATTTCACGAAGTGCTTCAAGGTTCATGTCCTTGGTTCCCCCATCATAAGGATGAGCATAACCCTCTTCGATCATTTGTTCGTTGAGGGACAACTCGTCTGTCCCGATGTATAACCAGCCAAGAAGACGACCATACTTCCCGACACCGCCAACAAGCTCAGTACGAATGACAAGATCATCATCACCACTGACAGCTGATTCAAGTTTTTCTTTGAGCCAGTTTGTTGCGTCGATTCCAAGGGCCTTCTCCTCTAAGTTTCTGGTTCTTTTTTCTGGTGTATCAACTCCCGCGACTCTAACTCTTTCTTTCTTGAATAGATCAAAACCGAGATCAATCGTTACATCGATTGTGTCTCCATCAAGAACTCTGTTGATCTCGATCACTCGGAAGTTGTAACAACTCTTCCGACTGGGTGGTGTCATTGCTCCCATTTTTCATCTCCTGATTTGCTAAGTTGATTATGTAAGTGACGGTGGCCAGTGCTAAGATAAGACAGAGAATGACCATAATGTTTACTGACCAGACAAACTCAACCATTGTCGTCACCATTAACTGGAGCTGCTGGTGCTGGTGGTGCTGGAGGGTTCACAACAACGACATCAGCGCAGATGCCCGCATAAGGTGAGTTGGGGTGGAAACGGACGCCAGAACGCATCGCCTCACCACATTTCAAAAGCCGAACCAGCTCAAAATCGAGTCTGGCTTTATCAGCCTCTGCTTGTTGTCTTGCAATTTCTGTTCTGGCTCGTTCCTTACAGAGTTCAACTGCACCACCATCGAGAGGTACACTTACTCCAAGTGTGATGCCCGCGTTACGAGAACCTGTAAGGTAGGCTTCTGGATCCCAGTTGTAATTGTTGTTTCCCATGGCAAAGGTGGATACGCTCATGGTGGTTCCTTGACAGACCACACCTGAGCCATAGGAAGTTGTCGCATAAGGACCCTGAAGCACTTGGACTGCTTGGTTAGTCACGTTGCCAGTTGCAGTCGCTGCGGGTCCTGCGATGTTTGTGTTGGATGGAGCTTCAGCCAGTGTCTTACTGGGTAAACACACTGATGCTAGTAGTAAAGCTGTCAACAGTCGTTGTCCTATCAATTTCAATCTCCGATGCGATCCCAGGGCCCAGATAAGTTTCAGAGAACTGAAACGGGGCTCCCGGTGTTACTATTGAATACTCAGTGTCAGGTCCAGGGTTGGACGGGATGTTGATGTTCGTACCAGTCACGGTGTAGGATTCACCTGTTGTGTAATCAATTTGTCGAATGGTCTCGACCACTGTGGTTTTGGTAGATGTTTCAGAGGTGACAGTTCCTCTGGTGAAATTTGGAACCACTGTGCCCGAATAGGATGGTTGAGAGAATCCATGAAAGACCCCCAACAATCCACCTATTAAGATAGCTAAGTGGAGGTCTTTCATCAGTTGAATACAGAAAGTTCGATCGTCCGTTGGCCAATTGCAGTTGTTCCAGCTCCACCAGCAGTCACTGTCGGAACTCCAGTTGCACTCAGTGTTCCGGCAAGATCTCCGGCAGTTCCACCTGTACTTGTGATCGAATCACCGTAGAGGTTAGGTGAAGTGATCTGACCAGATGAACAACAGGTCTGTGAGGTTACAGGGTCATCTCCAATGGTAATGCTCTCACTGAAAGAGAAAGCTGCCCCTGAAGTGGACACGTCATAACTGCCAGCTGTTACTGTTGCTGCGGCGGAACTCGATCCACCACTCAATCCACCCAGTGTCGTTACATCGATATTAGTCCCAGAGACAGAATAACTTGATCCGATTCGAGTTGATTGGACTGCGGGTCCATCGACTGTCAGTTGAACGGAGTCAGTAAGTCTTGAGGTAATCTCAGCTGCAGAGACTGGTGATACAAGAAATAAAGTAGAAGCAAGAAGGAATAATCTCTTCATTTTGTTCGTACTTATTTGGTGCAACATTATTTAGAAATTTTCTCATTTTCTTCTCATTTTTGTTAAATAGGACAGTCTTTTATTTGGAACAATGCAAAAACTAATTAACGTCTTGGCGGTTACGTCTTTTGCCGTCAGTGCTGGTTTGGTAGCCGGTGGTTACTATCTCTACGAAAATAAGGACAGACTTATTGATGAAGTCAAAGTTCAAATCACTGAAGCTGCAATTGATGGTGTTTCGGAAGCTCTTCCTGGTTTGATGGGTGGATCAGCGGAAGTGCCAGAAGCTGAAGTGCCCGCAACCTTGCCACTCCCTCTCTGAGTGCGTTATAAATAGTAGGTCTGAACTTAACAGTTCGTTACACCCCTTAAACCGAGACCTCTAGGGTGTTTAAACACGTCTCTCATACCCCCCTCTAAGGGTGAGGGGGGAATAGTAACTCCACCATTTCCCTGATGGTCTTACTTTTTTGTTCAAACTAATGGCTAACGCTACTCTTTCAAGACAACAAACTTCCACTTGGGACAATTTCTGCGAGTGGGTAACTTCTACCAATAACCGCCTTTATGTCGGTTGGTTCGGCGTTCTGATGATTCCAACTCTGTTGGCAGCAACAATCTGTTTCATCATCGCCTTCGTCGGTGCTCCCCCTGTGGACATCGATGGCATCCGTGAACCCGTCGCTGGTTCACTCATGTATGGTAACAACATCATCTCTG